CGCTCTCCCCCGGCACACCGACCGAGACGCGAGCTCCATATTTCGTGTAGAAGTCCCCTACCGTGTGATTGACGGCGTAGCAACCGCGCTCACAGAGAGCAACGATAATACGGTTTTGTAATACAGTCTCTGCGTTCATCCGCATCCCCCATTAATTTAGCCACTTTAGGTATGTTGGGCCTGGGATACCCCTTTCGCCAGACAAACCAGGCATATGCAACCGTAGAATTTCTCCCAAAAACACCATTCTTCCCACATTCTAGGCGAGAAGGGCTAACGTAGACTGCTTGAGGTGGTCGATTTTTAAATAACTCTTGCCGGCTTCGGCTCTCCAAGAAGTTAAGCTTCAAAAACATTGCTACCTTGTTTCCCGGCCCCACAACGTCAAGAGCTTTTTCTACGAATTCTTTTGCCTGCTTAAATGGTGGATTTGTAATGATATCCCCATGGAATGCTCCGTTTTCCTTGAGAAAGTCCCTTCCTCCCAGCCCATATCCGCGATCAATGAGATCCGTTGATATAACACTGTGGCCATGCTCTTCCAACACCTTTGAGATGTGTCCTTCCCCACAAGCGGGCTCCCAGATGAGTTCCGAAAAGCTTTCTTGCTCCAGCAATAATTCAACCGCCCGTGGTTCTGTTGCATAGTAATCATTGGGCTCTGCATCGCTGCGGCGAAAATTCCCCATTGTGTTTTTTCTAATTGCACTTAAGTCTGCTTCTATCAATTACCTTCTTCCTCTCATTACCATGGCAGCCCATGCTGCCGGATTTTTGTAGCCTCGCTCTCTACCTACTGTTACGAGCTCTGGGAAAGTCCTTGCTCTCCCCTGCTCAAAGCGGGCTTGGCGACGTCTTCTCTCTGCCTCTGCCGCCCTCTCAGCCGAGATGCGTTGTAGCTCGATCTCCTCTCGCGCTCGGATTTCTCGTGGGTGCAGCGGATATACCGCCCCGCAATAGGGGCAGACAGGCGCTGTTTTGAAAACTTTGTAGCATTTCTTACAGGTCCGAATGCGGAAGTCTCCTTCCGAATTGATGGCACTCCTCTTCCGAAGTGACTGGGTAAGGGACCACTCGACCTCTGCATCCGGCAGAGGGTTTCTTGTGTAATTCCCCACGAAGTCGATGATTTTTGCAATCTTACCATCGCTGTAACGCATACAGCGCATAGCTTGCTGCCAGTAAAGGGCGTGGCTTTCGGTGGGACGGAGTAACATACAGCAGCTAACTTCATCTATGCTCACCCCTTCACTTATGATTCCGACATTACAGAGGACGGTAAATTCACCCCTTCGGAAAGCGTCCAGGATCTCACGTCGCCGTCCTGGCGGAGTTCCAGCAGATAGAAATTCAGCCCTGATTCCAGCGGCAATAAAAGCGTCTGCTGTTTCTCGGGCATGTTTAACGGAAACACAATAGCAGATGCTCCGTTCTCCCGGAGCAAAGCGTTGATACGACTTAATGACATCGCCATAAATAGCCCTCTCATTCATCAACTCTTCGAGATCCTTCACAACATAATCCCCTGCCTGTACCCGCAAGCCCTCTGTCTCCACGACGGTAGGTGCGTAATACTCGTAAGGAGCAAGCCTCCCATGCTCAATGAGCCATTTGACGGATACCCCTGTAATAAGCGAGGTGTACACGTCCCCCATCGGCTCGCCACTGAGCCTTGTTGGCGTTGCTGTGAAGCCAACCGTGTAGGTGTCGTAGTAGTCCAGCACCTTCATCCAGGAATTACTTCGGCTCAAATGCGCCTCGTCCGTGATGATCAGCGCCGGTTTTGGATGCTGGCCAAGGCGGTTTGCCTCAGTAAGCACCATTTCTATGCGGGCGGCTATCCCGTTTTCCTGAAATAGCCGCCCCGTCTGTTCCAAAAGCTCTCTTCTATGGGTCAGTACCAGCACTTCCCCGCGGGTATTCTCCGCCATCTTGGCGAAGATGTAGCTCTTCCCTGCCCCGCAGGGCGCGGTCACAAGCACACGCTTATGACCGCTGCGGAAGGCGTCAATCGTCTTCTGGTAGAGGTCCTGCTGGTACTCTCTGAGCTGGATGGCCATGGTTTCTTACATGAAAGGCAGCTCAGAGTCGTCGATTACTGGTGCTGCCGCCATTGTTGCGCCACCCGCGGAGAACTTCGCTTCCGGAAGCTTATCCTGCTTGCTGCGAGCGATACAGTAGGCAACCTTCGCGGAAGGGGTTCCGTTATAGTCCTCGTGCTTCACGCGCACAGCGCCGACCTTGCCAATCCAGTTGCGGTAGTGGCTGAGATCGTAGTCCGTGATGCCGAAGCTATCAAAGAAGCTGCCGATGCTCTGGTTCGTCTTCTTCGGATCGTCTTCCTTCAACACCAGGTAGTGCCAAAGCTTAGAATTATAGCCGGAGACCTCCAAAGTGATCTCATAGCCCTTATTGCCACTCTTGAAGATCTTTTCGACAACATCCTCAATTCTCACGCGGTGCTCGCCTGCGGGTACAGGGGAAAAATCCTTTTCTTCGTAATCGTTCGGGTTGAAAATCCATGCCATGATAATGTTTCCTCCTTAATGTTGGTTGGTGGCTTTCGCCAGTATGTTTTGTAATCCTTTCATCGCTCCGATGCTGTCGCCGGCGAATACCTGCCCACGCAGCGTCTTATACTGCTGGTGGGTCAGGCGGTCGCGGCAGCCTTTGAGCTGTATCAGAGCGTTCACATCAACGCTATGTATGTTCATTCCTCTTCCCTTTCCAAAACCTCTGCGATGCCCTGCATGCAATAGAGAGCTGGCGGAAGAGCAATGCCGTTGCCCCACATTTTGTACTCGGCACTATCGGTGTGAAGCTTGTTGTACCAGGTGAGCATCTGCTTCTTGGTGTAGTCCTTCACGGCCTTGCCATTAATTTCAGCATGGGTATTGCGGACATCCTGCCAGAAACGGTACTCTTCCTCGGTGAAATCGTCCTTTTCGTCGATATGCCCCCAGCTATCGGCAAAGCCCTGGAGCCTTGCGCACTCGGTTGGGGTAAGGCGACGGACGATATAGCGGATGCACACACCGGGAGGATGCTCCGTCCTGAGACTTGGCGCAGGCCCCTCCTCTGCGATGTAATGACCACCGGTCGCATTGATACCGGAGTTGTAGACTTCCTTGTCGAACACAATGGGTTGCTCTTCCGTCACAAGGTCGGTTGCATCCTTGTAATCCCGTGCCTTAAGCCCACTTGCCACGCCACACTCCTTATAGTCCCCGAAGCCCTGCATGGCGAATGCCACAGCAGGTCTATCAATCGTATTCAGCGTATAGCAGGCGCCCTCTTTCCACCCCTTGCCATTGCATCCAGCCGTGTCGGCTCGGTCAATGCCGTTGCCCTGCAAACAGAAAACAGGATGTGGATCTACCACATAGTTTCGACTGTCCGTGCTGAGCGTGTGGCAAGGGTCACCGGGCTGAGGGTTGGAAGCATTGGTCGGGGAAGTAACATTCGCCCCGTCAAATACCGTTGGTTGGACAATGACCGAGCTATAGTCCGTAATGCGGTTTTCATGGTCTCCGGTAATGGTGCTGACGGTATCGCCATCCCCGTTGCCGCGGGCGTCCCATGATTTCATAGCTACAAGCGGAAGCTGATTGCCTCCGGTTCCTGCTCGCGCCATCAAACATGGAGAAATATCCCCGCCCGTCTGCTCAGCATTGACAGCAGAAGAAGCAAGAACCCCTACACATACGTTTGCAACAATGCCTGGTTCGACTGTAGCAGTATCGCTCAGTGCAACAGAGACTTCTCCTGTTCCCTCTCGATGGTCTGCTCCAGCGCCTCCTTCAGCATAGGCGGCAAGACCTTCCCACGGCGTTCCGCCCTGCGCAAAATACCCTCGCAGGCCTTCGCGCTCAAACAATACTTCTCTGGCGCATTGGCCTCTAAAATCTGCGACAAGGTGGATTCTACGACGTCGCTGGGGCACTCCCCAGAATTGAGCGTCGAAAACACGGTAAGCAAGGCTCCATCCGTTTCCACTGTAACTGTCGGCATAGGGCCAGCCGAACGGTGGAACCGTAGGCATAGCGGCTGTCGGCTCGACGATTTTGATGAGTTCTTCGAGGACGATACGGAAGTCCTCCCCCTTGTTGCTGCTAAATGCTCCCGGAACATTCTCCCAGAGCGCGAAACGCGGATATTCTCCATTCGTTGCCTCCCTCATTTCTTTGATGATGCGTACGGCCTCCATGAAAAGACCGCTGCGTGTGGTTTCCTCGTCACCATTTGCCTCATGTTTGAGACCTGCCCTCTTCCCGGCTACGGATAAGTCCTGGCAAGGGCTTCCGAAGGTGATAATATCGACCGGCTCAATTTCTGCACCGTTGACCTTGCTGATATCGCCCAAATGCTTCATATTGGGAAACCTTGAGCGAGTGACGGCGATGGGATAGGGCTCAACTTCCGAAGCCCATTTCGGCTCGATGTCGCTCAGAACCCCTGCCAGAGGAAAGCCTCCCGAGCCATCAAATAAACTACCGAGTTTCCAAGACATGCTCTTCTCTCCTCCCAGGGCTTATTTCTTCTCCGTTATCGTGAAGATATCTTCCGGCATGCAGTTCTTGCGACAGCCAATCTGGTCCTTCGCCATGAGCGTCGGCTTGCCTTCCGTCACGTAGTACCAGCGTTTATTGCCTTCTGCGTCTACTGCGGTATTGATATACGCCACCACATTCATGAGGCCGCAGACGTTATCAAGGATCTTTGCCGGGATTTTCGGCTGTAAACGCACAGCTACCTCGCCTGTAGGCAGCGTAATCTCTACGTTGTCGCTCCATGCGGTGAAGATGGTATTGCAGTCCAACATGGCACTCTCGCGGGAAAGACGCTTAAGGCTCTGATATACCAGCTGATATGCCTGTCGGAAATCTTTGAATTTTCCGCTGGCATCGAGCTCCAGAAGCCACATATCGATGAGATCCGAAAGGTTATCGAGGATGATGTTGTCGTACTGCTTGGAGCTGTAGCCTGCCTGGTAGGCATCGACAAGCTCTTTGACTGTTCCGACATTCTGAATCGTCAGATTTTGGCGATCAAAATTTTTTAGCACGATGCTGCTGTTATCCGTGCAGATGAGTAGGTTCTTTTTTCGCTTCGGCGCTGCCACCAGCGTTGAGTTGACGGTCTTACCACCGCCACTTTGTGTGTAAATCAATGCATTTGCCATTACCTTTCCCCTTCCCTACTGTTGCCCGTCTTCGGACAACGCTTTGATGTTTTTACTTGCTTCCATGACTTTTCGGCTATATTCGGAGGTATATAACCCCTTGCTGAACCAATGTTCCCAGGCACCCGTTGGGCCAGCGTTATACGCCACCAGCGCCATTTCGATGTCTCCGTACTTCTCGTAGAGCTCCGAGAGGTAGTTGATGCCGACCCTCACGTTATCGTAGGGGTTCAAGAGATCCATAACGTTTAAGCGAGCGATTCGCTCTTCATGCCAGCGGCGCTGCACCTGCATGAGCCCGAAGGAGTGCCCGTCGTCGCCTATGGAATCGGCATTATAGCTAGATTCGACGCAAATGACCCCTAGAATGATTTTCGGGCCTACCCCTGTCTCTTCACCCAGACGGATGATAAAACGCTGTAGAGACGCTTCTAGGGGCAAATCGAAGGGTTTTGCGTCGTCCATCTCGATTTCCTTGGCCTCCACCCTCACTTGGGGCGCTTTTTCGGCCTCTTCTACGGGCTGTAGCGTGTTCGCAGCGCACATCGTTGCGACGGAGGCGGCAATTAGCGTTCCGGCAACTATGCGGGCTATCATATGGAACCTCCCCATATGCGCTCTTTGAGCTGCGCTGCGCTCAGGCCAAAGAGATTGACATCGATGGGCTCCGTAATGACCTTCGTGCTGGTGCAGTAATCGCAGTTATAGTCCTCGCAGCGTTCTGGCTCGATGTTCCCAAGCTTAATCTGCTGATAGATGGCGATATCCTTTCGCACCTCTTCGAGCCCATCCTCCAAATCCCAGTCGGGCATCTTCCCTACCGAGAGATGTGCCGGCTTCTCCTTCGTTGCTACTACGAAGAAGAATGGAAGGGTCTCCCCCGTGTTCTGCCGTACAATCTCCTGATAGACGGCTGCTTGGAGGTCATACCGCCAGTAGCGAATGAGGGGTTCGAAGAGATTGGGGCTCCGAAGGCTTGCCATATACTTGAGGTCTGCTATGTATTCCCCTGGCATATAGCTATCCATCTTGATTTTGAAGGGTACGCCCTCTATCTCCCCTGTCATGATGACCTGGTGCTGGCCTGAGAGGTAATGCATCATAAGGGGCTGCTTCTTAATTCGGAGGATAGCTTCATCCGCCTGTAATACATCGGCGTAGCGATCTCCGTTCTTCTTAAAGAGCTCCGGCATATGTTCCACGAGGAACTGTTTTACAGATTCTTCAGAACCCGTCAGCATTTCATCAATGTAACTTCCGAGAAGAAGGGCTCTCCCCTGCTCTGCTTCGTACTCCCCACGGAGCTTGGCCATGGCCATAGCCGGACACTTCTGAAAATCTTTGAACTGGCTTACAGAGAAGTATTTCTCATTCGCTTCAGGGGAATAATAGTTTTCCGATGTCAAAGTCCATTTCTTCGTCTTCGTAGGGCTCATATTCCGCCTCCTCCCTTGCATTATCGATACAGCGCTGGCAGAACTGCTCCCCCATGATGTGGTACACGTTGTCCCCTTCATAGATGTCCTGGTCGCAGCCACTGCACACGAATATCGCCCGCGGTTCGGGCGAGTTCGGACACCGTGCTGCACAAGGCACCTGTCGGCAAATATCGCACATAACAGCGCCCCCCCTTTCGGTTTATTCGTTCCAATATTACGATTTAATCGTAATATTGGGTAAAAAAATAATGTCGTTGTAGCTGATGCCGCAGATTTCTCCGATTCTGATTGCCTGCAAGATCGTTGGAGCTTTCACTCCCTTTTCCCAGCGGGCAACCGTTCCCTCAGAGACCCCGCAAGCCTCAGCCATTTGTCTCTGCGTTAAGCCGGCCATCTTGCGCGCGGCTACCAAAGGAATCTTCTCAATCGCCATAGTTTACATTCCTTTCGAAATTGTCTTACGATTTAATCGTAATTTAATGCTAAAATAAATACCGCTTTAATGTCAACGGTTTATTCGTAATTTTTGGCTGATTTTCTTGACATTCTTACGGTTTAAACATAAAATGGGAGAAAACAACTGTTCTTATAATTTTCAAAAAACTTCTTGCAAAGGAGGTTTGTTGCCTATGAGTACCGCCAAAAACAAGGAAATTCTCGCCGGTAACATCAAATACTACATGGATTTAAAAGGGGTCAGCAAGCAGCAGCTGTGTGCCGCGCTCGACATTCGATACACCACGTTTGTGGGATGGATAAACGCGACTGCTTACCCGAGGATAGATTCCGTAGAGCTGCTGGCGCACTATTTTGGGTGTGAAAAAGCGGATTTGATTGAGGATTGGAGAAATAAAGAGGTCGAAGATGACGGGCTTTCCGAAAGCCAACGGGCGCTTATTCAGTTTGCTGAAACCGTCCCTGAAGACAAAGCCGCGTTGGCTCTTCGAGTAATGAAGTCAATTGTGGGAGAAAGTAAATGATATGATCTGCCTGTTCTTTGTTCAGGCTTTTTATGTAATTGATTAGGTC